GACATGGCTTCCCTTTCGTCGACCGGCCGGAATATCTCCGTCGCAATCCACTTCATTCCCTTACCAGGCGACGGAAGGCGGACGTCGGAAAGGACGTCGACCGGAAACCATGCGTAACGTTTGAAACAGGCGGACGAAATCCGTTTAGCTTCCCGGTCGGAAACTAGGAAAAACGTTTGATCGGCCAATTCTACCGAATCCGTAACGTCAATTTCTAAGGAATGAGAGACGTTCGTAATTCGGGATTCTTGCTCGTAACGATTAGACATGGGAAACCCCTTTCATGCGGACGACGAAACCTGTTTCGTCTTTCTTTGCTTTCCCCTTCGCCCTAAGAATCCCGAAACGACCCCGACCGTCTTTCCCGACGGAATCCAAGAATCTCAAATCAGATTCGTCCGCGCTAAACCATGGCCGGGGTTTCATTCCGTTATTCAACGCAAGGGGTTTCCCTTGGATCGTCGGCCCGTCGTAAACGACCGCCACATTGACCCCGGACGCAATGGCCATTTTCGCATGATCCCGGTTTGATTCGGAAAGGGAAAACGTTAGGGAATAGTTTTTCGGGAATTCACCGGCCGCCCAGGCGGAAACCCTTCGGATGTTTTTCGTATAATCGTAAAATGTAACCTCCGGGAATTGCGTAAAGAGATCGGGGGCAAGTTTCTCCCATGGCAAATCCGACGTGCCATTTAAACGGATCACCGGCCGCAACCCTTCCCGTTCCGCCTTACGGACGACGGCCGCAATTTCTCCGGCCAACTGAGCTCGGAATGCTTCCCGTTCGTAATAGAAAAACCTAGTCCGATTAATACGCGCAACATTGATTGCTTTAAAAATCCCTGCACGTCCGGCCGTAAAGAGACATGAGGAAAGGCAACCATTCGACGCATGGGGGCAAACGTTCCCGACCCCGGCAAGCTGACCGGGGGCAAGGTAAAGGATCCCGGTGAGGAATCCGAACGACGTTCCTTTGATCGTCTTCGAATCCGCATTGACGGAAAGGAGAGACGGGGGAACGGAATAGGGAAGACGGGGACGACCGCTTCCGTAATGTCCACCGTCCGGGCCGGTAGTACCGGCCGACGTCGGGGGACATAGGTTTACGGCCGAAGGAATGACGTCGGCCGTCGTCGTTTTCTGTTTTTTGATCATGGGTTTTATGGGTTTCATGGGAAAATTTGTCCGCGCCGGATTAGGGAAGGTCTTCGGAACGAATGTTAAGAAAGGCAAATTCGAAGACGGCCGTGAATTCCCGTTCGAACGTTTCCATGATATGGGGTTGCGTTGCGAAAAACTTTTCAACGGCGGTTTCCCTTTCCTCCAGGCGGTCGATAAAGACGGGATCATGGGACGTTCCCGAACGCATGATTACGTCGTCGTAAAACCGGGAACGTAAAACTTCCGTCAACAGTTCCATGCAATCGTCGTCCGAAATGAGCTTATTAATCTCATGTTCAAAACAGTTCAAACGCCGGCGGTCGACGCAATGGAGATAGGTCCGAACCATTCCGACGGAATGTTCAAGGGGTAGGGGAATGATATATTTAGACATGGGTTTTATGGGTTTAGAAATTAGGGTTATCTAACAATTCAAGAATCCAATTAAGGACGACGTCGGAATGATCGGCCAACAGATAAACGACGGCCGTAAAGACGACGACGACGGCCGCCAGGCGGATTAGATCGGGGGTTTTTTTCATGGTTTTTGCGTTAAAATTGTACGCGCAACATTATGAACGGGGGTTGTTTTCATTCCGGGCCTTCTCATTCCATTCCCGGTTTGCACGGTCCTGAGCTTCCGATCCCGTTCCGTTCAATCTGTTTTGGGAATTCTGTTGGGCAATATCCAAGGCCATTGCATAGGTTTCCATTATGCGGGAAAGACGACGATATTCCGCACCCTTGTGATCGAAATACAGTTCACAATGCATTCCTGAATCCGTCAGGTTTTCGGGATCAATCATGCCTTGGATTTCGCCCATGGCCGTATTGATTGCGTTGTCGACGATCTGTCGGATTTGTTCGGGGGTTTTCATGGTTTTTATGGGTAAAAGTTTACGCGCAAAAGTTAAACTTGGCCGGAAATAGGACGGCCGAACGTCTTTTCATATAAGGCAAGGAATTGGGAAACGTCGGCAATTTCAATTTCGGAATAATCCAAACGCATAGGGGTATAAGATTGATTGGGATATTCTTTCATGTAAGAAACCAATTTCCGGGCATTCCATCCCGCCGCATGGCCGATTTGAGGAACCGGGATTTCTTTAAGCTGACGTTCGTCATAAGACATGATCCAAGCAGCTAGATAAAACGACCCCGGTCCGTTCGGTTTGATGCCTTGGAAATTGGCAATGTGATTAAAGGCCTTTTGCTGTAGTTCGGTTTTGAGGATCATAGTATGTATTAGGTTCGCCGTCTTTATAGGACGGCCGGCCGTCCGTCGTCAACGTCTTTTCGTCAATTTTTTTGATGTCGAACGCCCGCGCCAACTTTTCCGGCCGGGGTTTTCCGGGGGTCGGGATCGTCCTATATAACCCCTTCCCGGCCACCAGGCGGACCGTCGGGACGTCGTCGATCGTTCCCTATAGGACGACCCCCGTCCGCCATGCCCCCGACGACCCCGGCCCCGACGACCGGGGGCAGCTGCCTTATCCTGACCCCGACCGTCGTCGACGTCGACCGTTCGACCATTGGAGGTCGACGACCCCGACCCCGACCGTCGGCCCGACGACGTCGACCGATTCGGACCGGCCGGACGAATGTTCAAATTTTTTTGAACCCCCGAATCCGGGGTAAACAGGTCATCATTCACGAATCCTGACCAGGCGAATCATGTATTCCGCGCTCATGTATTGACTCCCCACTAAGGAATCTATTCCCCCCTCCGCCAGCGGGGGGGGCGAAGCCCACCCGACCCCGTTAAAAACCCGGGGGTAAACCTGCAAAAACCATATGTTTTGCTACTATGTTGGTCTAGGCAACCACAGTAGCAACCACAGTAGCAAGACATATAGACAATTCATTTACTTTGTCTCTCCCTTTACAGGGAGAGTAAACAAAGTAAATAATGGCCAAGCCATTATAGCCTTTACGCCTTTGAGGGCGTAGGCTAAATGTCTGGCCAATGAGCCAACCCTTCCGCCCCTTCCGTCGCCGTGGCAGACCTCCGATCACCCGTCGTCCCGAGTCGCCTTGGGCGAGGGCGTGGCGTCTTTCGCCCGAGCGGATGCGCGAACACATCAGCCGGCTGAACGAGGCGAGGACGGCCAAGTCGGAGGAAGCCGCCCAGCTCGTCCAGGCGGTGCTGAACCTGATCCCCGCCGACCGTGGCTACCGCGCCCACGAAATCCGAGACCTGTTCGCCGCCGAGTGGGGACGGTGCTACGACGAGCCGCTGACGAAGAAGGACGCCTGGAACAAGATTCGCAAGGCCATGCGTCACGGGATGCTCGCCCGGGATGACAACGGTTTGATATTTCCACGACACGGGTAGCCGATTGACTTGGCCGATGTCGGGCGTAACCATGACGGCGTGGTACGAAACAACGACATGGGGGAAGAGAAACTCCGAGCGGCCTGCGAGACGCTCATCGCCGACGCACGGCACCTGCGTCGCATCGGCGGGCTGAACATCATCCGGGCCGCGCACATCCAAGAGCAGAGCGGAGACGAGGAAGTCTCGCAACTGCTCATCTGCGAGGCGGCGGTCATGCTGTCGGTGGCCAGCCAGATCGAGGACTTGCTATGTCCTCCGAGCGAAGATGCCAATCTATGACGAATACCAAAGGTTCTGGAAACGACTGTCGAAAGCGGAACGCTCGGCATTGGAGGCGACTGGATTCAACCACCGAAACCCTGACGATGCCGGGGTTCCCCACGCTCATCGTTACTTCGGAGGCGAACCCGTGTCGGACCACGAAGACGAGACGAGGAGCGAAGGCTACGACATCAACCAACTGCAAGCGGTGCAATGGCAGATGCGCGAAAGGACGTACACGGAGATGAGCGAGCGACTCTTCACGCAGGAGATGGTGCTGGACATCCTCCGCAAGGTGATCGCCGTGATCGATATGTCGACCCACGCCGAAGTCAGGCTGCACGGGACGTGCATCAAGCTCGCCCTCGGGATGCCCGACCAGCCGACCATGACGGCTCTGGCCAATCAGCACCGCTTGACCCGCGCCGCAATCTCCGCCCGGGTGAAGACCATCCAGCGTAACCTCGCCCTTCCGCCGTCGATGTACATGAAGTCCGAATCGGCGTGTAAGAAACTTTCCGTGGCGCGGAGGAAGAAACTGCGATGAGCGACTGGCAACCAATTGAGACGGCTGACATGGAAAAAAGGATACTCGTATGTTTCGAGTATTTTGAAGACAATTCAAAGTACATCAAGATTACCTATTGGAGCGATGCCGAAAAAGGATGGGACGGTTTGGCTAACTCTGTCCGAAATGGATTTGTAAAAGTAACCCATTGGATGCCACTACCAGAACTCCCATGAGCGAAAAGGTCAGACCCATCGACCTAGCCGGACGCTTCGGCGTCACCAAGCAGGCCATCAACAAGTTCATCCAGCAGGGGATGCCCATCGACTCCATCGAAGCCGCCGAATCGTGGTACATGGCCCGAGGTGCCGGACGCATGGGTTCCGCCGTCCGCCCAGACAAGGACTTCAACGAGACCGTCGAGCGTCAGCGCGAACTGAAGGCTCTGGCGTATCAGCAGTATCTTGACGACCTCGGCAGCAACTCGCCCGACGCCAGCAAGTCGTATGCGACCTACGACAAACTGGTGAAGACCTTGGTGACGTTGGAGAAGGAACTCCAGGCGAGGCAGATCGCCAGCCGGGAGTACATCCGCACCCAGACCGCCATCGAAAGGTTCGGGCGAGTGTTCGCGCAAGTCCGTGAAGAGGTCACCCAGCTCGGCACTAAACTGGCGTCGAGGGTCAACCCCGACAACCCGGGACGTGCGATGAAGGCCATCGACGACGAGGTGAAGAAGATGCTGGAGCGTCTGTCCGCCGCCGCCGGCTATGCGGAGCAGGCCGTCGTCAAGGAAGTCGACCCTGAAGAACCCATCGAGGTGGAAGACGAGGACTCCGTCGACGAAGTCGAATGATCATCGACCCGAAGACAGTCGATACTTTCGAGGCTCACATCCGTGCGATGATGACGCCCGACCCCGAAGGCGACATCGTCGCCTGGCTGGAAGCCAACGTGCGCGAAGTCCCCGGCTCGCCGCAGCCCGGTCCGTTCCGAGTGGAGTCCACGCCGTTCCTCGCTCCCATCCTCCGCGCGCTGACCGACCCCGAGATCACCACCGTCGTCGTCATGGGTGCCGTCCAGATGGGCAAGTCATCCCTGCTGGAACTGTGGTCGACGTTCATCCCGGCGCGGTCGCCTGGCCCTACGCTGCTCTTGCAGGACGTCGACGACAACGCCCAAGACTGGCAGAAGGACCGACTGCGTCCGATGTGGGAAGCCACGCCGGCGACGGTGGCCAAACTTGAGGACTCCGAACGCAACCAATGGAAGAAGACCCGTTTCGAGCGGAACACCTGCTGGGTGCTGGGTGCGAACAACAAGAAGAACCTCCAGCGTCGTTCCATCCGTTTCCTCGGCGGCGACGAAGTCTGGCTATGGCCCAAAGGTCACCTGAACGAAGCCTTGGCCCGTCGCACGGCGTTCATCTGGCAGGGCAAGTCGCTGCTCGTCTCGCAGGGCGGCGTCGAGGGCGACGACATCACCGACCTCTGGAACCAATCCGACCGCCGGGAATGGACGTTCAAATGTACGCAATGCGGTACGCGCCAAGCATGGGAGTGGGAGCAGTTGATCTACCCTGAAGACGCCAAGGAGCCGAACGGATGGAACTTGGACAAGGTCAAGGCCGGTTGCACCTACGAGTGCAAGTCCTGCAAGCACCGCTATCGTGACTCGTTTGAGGTCAGGGCCGAGCTGAACCTGACCGGCGAATACATCCCCATGAACCAGAACGCTCCCAAGGGCGTGGTCGGATTCCATTGGAATTCCCTCTGCGCGCAATGGGGCTTGGATTGGGGCAAGTTGGCGGAGATGGCCATCCGTGCGAAGCAGGCTTTCGAGGAACACGGCGACGATGTCGCCCGTCGGGAATTCAAGCAGAAGCGTCTCGCCCTGTCGTGGTCGGATGACCCGGATGACGGCGGAGGCGAAGTCATGCCGCAGGGCTACAAGATGCTCGACGCCTGGGAGGACGAGGGCTTCATGGTCGATAGCAAGCTCGCCGATCCGCCCTTCCGTGACGAGTACAAGAAGGCCAAGCAGTTCGCACGGCTTCGCTTCATGGCGGTCGACGTGCAGCGAAAGGGATTCTACTGGATCGTCCGTGCGTGGGCGGTCGACGGCAAGTCACGCATGGTGCAATGGGGCTACTGCGACACCGACGAGGAAGTCCGTGAAGCCCAGAAGCGACTTGAGGTCGCCGACTTCTTCGTCTTCGTCGACTCGGGCGACGGCCCCAACACCGACACCGTCTACCGAATGTGCGCGAGGTTCGGATGGAACGCCACCAAGGGTTCGTACCAGAACGAATTCCCTTGGCGTATCCAGACGCCCTACGGCATCAAGGTGGCCTACCGACCCTACGCCCGTGCCAAGGTCATCCAAGTCGGCCAGGCGTCCTGCAAACTGTACCTGTTCTCGAACCTGTACTTCAAGGATTCCATCACCCGCCTGCGACGCGCAGGTCATCACACCTACCCCGAGGACGCCGGCGACGAGTACCGCAAGCAGATGCAGTCGGAACACCGCACCCGCCAGGCCAACGGCCAAGCCATCTGGCTTCCCATCGGCGAACGGGCGAACCACCTCTGGGACGCCGAAGTCATCGGCATGGTGCCGGCCATGATGGCCAAGCTCATCGGGCGCGGCAAGAACCGTGGCGGCAAGCCCGAGGACCGCAAGCCCGACGAAAAGCAGACCGAGGAAGAAACCGCTTGACGACCTTCAGGCTCATCGCATGGTTGGTGGCAAGCCGGCTGGCTCGACATACACACCACGGGTGGCTCTTGTGGATCGTACATGGGGTGGGGTCAGCCGGCCCCTTTACACGGGGCTAAACGCAAATGGCACGACCCCAAGGTATCTTCCTTATTTTCGACATTTGCGACATCCTTGAGATTGTCGCCAAAGCGAAGGAACTGCTCAAGCAGGGTAAGACCATGATGGAATACTCCGACAGCGGCACGACCGTGACCAAGGAGTTCCCGATGGACATCTCCACCGTCTTGGTGGAATGCCGCTACGCGCTGATGGTCAAAGACCCCCAGACCTACGGCTCCGTCGACCGTGTCCGGGTCATCAATATGCTCAATAACTTCCGAGGACTCTGATGCGACCCAAAAAGCCGAGCAAGCCTGCCATCCCGCAGGCCAAGAAACCCAAGACGCCCAAGGTGGCCGATGTGACGGTGCCGCAGAAGCAGGCGACGGGCGGCGGCTCGGGTCCGGGCATCTTCTCCAATTTCGAGTCGGCGAAGTTCAGCAACAAGCGTTCATGGATTTGGTCGTCTTGGCCGCAGGATTTCAAGAAGACCATGACGGTCTTCGACCGCATGGAGACCACGCGCAAGATGCGCTGGTTGGAGTTGAACGCCGGTCTGATCCGTCAGGTGCTGTCGGACATGGCCCTCTACACGGTCGGCGGAGGCATCAAGCCCCAGGCCCAGTCCGGCGACGAGATGTGGGACGACGCCGCCGAAGCGTACTTCAAGCAATGGGGTTCCCGTGCCTGCGACATCACGGGCCGCTTCTCTTTCTTTGAACTCCAGCACATCTGCTGCCGCCTGATGGACCGTGACGGCGAGTGCTTCATCGTGAAGACCCGTGGCCCCGGCGGCGAACCCCGCCTTCAGGTCATCGAGAGCCACCGTGTCGGCAACTCGTCGAACAGCGAAGTGCCTCCGGGCATGGTGGACGGAATCCTGTTCGGACCGTACGGACAGCCTATTTTCTATAATATCATCCGTTCGGACGGCTCCAGCCGACTGGTGCCGGCGAACGCCGTGATGCACCTCTACGAACCCGAGCTGGCCTCGGGTGCGCGAGCCTACAGCCCCCTCCAGCACTCGATCAACAATCTGGTCGATATGCTGGAAATCCTGTCTCTCGAAAAGCTCGCCGTGAAGACGGCGTCGGACATCACGCGCACGATCACCCGTGAGAATCCGAACTTCGACGGCACCCAGTCCGACTTTGAAGCCTTCGGCATGAAGCCGCAGGACTACGGCGACGGCATGACCGACCCGAGCCAGGCTTCCACCTTCCTCGGCGGCAAGGTGCTGGCCCTCGCACCCGGCGAACGCCTGGAGTCCTTTGAATCGAACCGACCGAACAAGACCTTCGACGGATTCATCGAACACCTTGAGCGAGATTCGCTCGCAGGGATGCTCCCGTACGAATTCAGCGCGAATCCGACGAAGGCAGGGGGTGCTGTGATGAGGTTCGTGGTGGCCAAGGCCGACCGCAAATTCTCGCATCGTCAGCAGGTGATGATCCAGCGTTTCCTCACCCCCGTCTGGGGCTACGTCATCGGATGTGCAATCAAGGATGGCCTGCTTCGCTCGACCGAATATTGGACGAACGTCTCTTGGACGACGCCCCGCCGTGTCACCGTCGACGCCGGTCGTGACGCGCAGCAGAACCGCATGGACATCGAGTCCGGCCTCAAGAGCCTCACCGACAACTACCTTGAAGAGGGTCTGGACCCGAAGGAGAAGATGCGGGAGAACGCCGCCGAGAAGCGTTACCTGCTCGACCTGTCCAAGGAGTTCGACGTGCCGCTCTCGATGCTCTACAAGCCGCAGAACGTCGCCCCCGCCGACATCAACGCCTCCGTCGCCGACGAGGAGCCTGCGAAGATGGACGACGGCGACAAGATCGTCGAAGACGACGTCGACCCGGACGACGAAGAAACCTTCAACAAATAATTCATGTACTCCCTTTCCAACGCATTCAAGACCTTCGCCCCGATCCTCATCGAGCCGGCGAAGGCCAAGGCTTACCTCGACAAGGTGGCCGAAATCTCCCCCTCCGATCTCAAGGCTAACGGCGACATTGAGGACATGATGGAGATGCTCTTCGGCCCCCGCCCGACGATGGTCAAGTCGGGGAAGGTCGCCTGCATCCCCGTGCGCGGCGTGATTGGCTCCGGCCTGACCGAGCTGGAAAAAATGATGGGTGCCTGCGACGTCGAAGAGGTCGAGGAGATGCTGGAGGAAGCCGAGCGTGACCCTTCCATCGAGCATATCATCATGGACTTTGATTCGCCTGGCGGCACGGTGACCGGCGTCCCCGAACTCGCCGCCCGTATCCGCAAGTGCGTCAAACACACCATCGGCTACACCTCCAAGCAGTCCTGCTCCGCAGCCATGTGGATTATGAGCCAATGCGATGAGGTCTATGCCAGCCGCTCGGCCACCGTCGGCTCCATCGGCGTCTACATCCCGTTCTACGACATGAAGGCGGCGTTCGCCCAAGACGGCGTCAGCGTCGACCTCATCAAGTCCGGCTGGGCCAAGGGGGCTGGATTTGCCGGCACGTCCCTTACGCCGGAACAGCGTAAACTCTTCCAAGACGACTGCGACGAGTCCCATGCCTGGTTCATTTCCGATATCCTCAAGGTCCGCACCTACGCAGACCCCGCCGATATGCAGGGTCAATGCTGGACTGGCAAGAAAGCCGCCGAAAAGAACCTCATCAACGGAATCATCGACAGCATCGACGCCTTGTACATGGCCATCGACCCTGCCGAGTACGCCGCGCACGAAAAGACCGAGCCGCACAAGTTTCCCATGATCGCCATGAACATGGTGGAAGCCGCCGATGTCTCGCCCGAGCAGGGTGAGAAGGACGACGGCGTCGCCCCGATCTCCGACGACAAAAAGAAGAAGAAAAAGAAGAAGAAGCCCGACGGCACGGATTCGGACGAAGACGAGGATGATGCGGAAATCCCCGACGAAGGATGCCCCCCCGTGGACACCGACTGCAAGCCCAAGGCTTGACACTTGGCTAAACCCAAGATGACGCTCGAAGAACGCCTTAACTCGCTGAAGGAAGCCTTCACCGGCAAGACCGCTGAGGTCGAAGCCAAGGCCAGCGAAGTTGCCTCCCTGTCCGCCAAGGTCGAAGAACTGACCGCTGCGATGTCCGCCAAGGACGCCTCGCTCGCCGAGTTCGCCGCCAAGGTCGAAGACCTCTCGGCCAAGCTCGCCGCCGCCGATGAACTCCGCGCCAAGGCCGAAGCCCAGGCGAAGGAAATCACCGCCTCTCAGGAAACCGCCGGCAAGAAGGCCGCTGCCATCGCCGCCTCCGTCGGCGTCACCCCCCTTGAAGTCACCCCCGCCGAAGTCGCCGCCTCCTCAAAGAGCGACGAGGATATCTCCGCCGAGTGGGTGGCCCTCAAGCAGAAGGACGGCAAAGCCGCCTCTGATTTCTACAGCAAGAACCGTCCGGCCATCCTCCGCGCCGCCGGCCTTCGCTGATCCTTTCCCTCTCCAACCCAACCTAACTCCCTACTATGTCTAACAGCATTGGTGGCTTGACCCTCCAGCTCGTCGCTGAAGAGTCCCTCCGCACCCTCGTCCCCGAACTCGTTCCCCTGACCGAGATCGCCGTCACCGACTTCGGCAACTACGTCGCCGAGCGCGGCACCACGGTTCACACCCGTTACGCCGGCTCCTTCACGGCCACCACCTTCAACGCCGCCAACGGCTTCGTCCCCTCGGACGCTGTCTCCACGGACGTCCCGGTGACCATCGCCGACCTGAAGTATGTCGACGTCGCCTTCACCGACTACGAAGCCTCCACGCTCAGCCTGGAACGCCTCCGTCGCCTCTTCTTCGCCCCGATCGCCAACGCCGTCCAGAAGTCCCTCTTCGACGAAGTGCTTTCCAAGGTGACCGCCGCCAACTTCGCCACCGCCGCTTACTCCGGCGCGACCAGCGGCTTCAACCGCATCGCCGTGGCCAACGCTGCGAAGAACCTCACCAAGGCTAACCTGCCTCACATCGGTCGCAAACTGCTCATCAGCCCCGACGCTATGGGCCAGCTCGTTCAGGATCCGTCTGTCGCCCAGACCTTCTCCTACGGCAACAGCGACGTCATCCAGAAGAACGCCATCAGCAAGGAACTGCACGGTTTCTCGGTCTCCGAGTACAACGGCTTCCCTGTCTCCGGCGACGCCTTCACCGAAGGTCTCAACGGCGTGGCTTCCTGCAAGGAAGGTCTCGTCATCGTGACCCGTGTTCCTGCTACCCCGACCACCGGCGGTGGCGAACAGATGGTCGTTCAGGATCCGGACAGCAAGTTCTCCTTCGCTCTCCGCTACTGGTACAACTGGCAGGCCGGTAAGCACAATATGTCGGCCCTCTGGCTCGTTGGTTCTGCGGTCGGTAACCCGAACGCCCTCCAGCGCATCGCCTTCACCTCGTAAGTTTTCGGGGGAGTTTAAAATCCCCCAAAGCGACAATGCGAAGCCCTCTCCCCGCGCCACGGGGGGAGGGTTTCTTATTTTGACAATGGGCTAAACCCATGTCGGGAATCACGGACGAATGGGCTTCAGACGCCTCGGAAATCCTTTCCGAGATCCCTAAGGCCGTGACCGTCAGAAACGTCCCAGGCGGCTCGCCAGTAGCCTTAAACGCGCTGATGTCGCAGCCGGCCATCATGCAGGACTTGGAAACGGGGGGCTTTATGAACCAGACCTCGTTCGACATGAAGTTCCTGCGGACCGATGCCGCCGCCAACCCGGGGCTGATCGCCTTCGGGAACATCGTGGCCTACGGGGGTCAGGAGTTCCGTATTATGACCGTGACCGACCGCACCCCCTCCGCCTGGGTCATCGTCAAAGTCCAGACCAAGGTCCAGTAATGGCCCAAGTGGTCACAGTCGCCAAGGGCATCAAGGTCGACTATACACAGTTCGCCAAGCATCTGGCCATGTACGCCTTGGTCATGCGTAAGACCATCGCCGAAATCGTAAAGAACCAAGCTGGCCTATTCGCCAAGGATATGTGCGACTTTACACCGCCGTTTTCGGGCGCGGAGCCTGCAATCACAAAAGGCGGAGAAGGAGGCTTTGGAAGCAAAGCCAAAAAGAAGGGAGATAATGCCGTCAACCGTGACGTCCGTAAGATTTTCGCACCACTTGATCAGGCTCCCTCCGCAGGAGTGGCCGCTGCCGGAAACCTTGGTATCTTCTCCGCCTGGATTGGAGCCAAAGCCAAACTCCCCCCTCCCCACTACCCCGACTACGTCTTCAAGATGGTCGCCGGGGGTCGTATCATCGGTCAAGGAGAGTTTGATTATTTCAAGCAAATCGAATCCAGGCAAAACACCCCGAAGACACGATTCTTCATGGGAACTACTGAAGGTCGTATCAAGACCGAGCATGAACGTCGGCGCGGCAAGAAGTCTTACAAGGTCACGGAGACTTCCGAAAAGGTCTACGTCGATAACTGGAAGCCCGTCGAGTCCTACATAAAGCGGGTACAGCAGCGTGTCGGCAAACTTAAGTCCGGCTGGTACTACGCCGGCCTCAAACTGCGTCCTATGCCTACATCCGCATGGATTAGCAGGCAGGGTTCAGGCACGTCTATTTACCAGCCGAGGCTCGGTGGCCCAGACCCCGTCATCAAACTCGGCTCCACCGTGGGCCGTAACTACAGCCAAGGCTACCACTTCATGCGGAAAGCCATGAACCACCGCGCCTTCGCCATGCGGGTCGTTATGCTCAAGCATTTGCAAGCCCCGCGCAATCACGGTAAACTTATCGACGTCGTCAACCGCCTGCAAGGCTTCACCCTTACCAACACACCCTGATGCCCACCCCCACCTTCTTCAGTTTCCGAACCGTCCTTGAAAACAGGGTGGCCGGCTACCTTGAGCCGCTCTTCCCAGGCGTCGCCGTCCACAAGGGCGTGACCGATGAAATCCGGGTCATCCCGATCATCATCGCCCATGCCGAGTCCAGCAGCAATATCGAAGACCTCGGCTCACAGACCCTTGGCAACTACAAGGCGACCCTCAAACTCTACATCTACTCCTCCGCCGACGACGAGACCCTTGAAACCCACCGCGCCCGTGTCGTGGAGGTTATCGGGGCCATGCGCGACGTGCCGGCCTTGAAGGCATTATGGAACCCCACGACGGACGGCCAGTTGTACGACCTGTGGATTGAGAACGACGAGGAAGGCATGAGCCAGCGTCGCTATGGCAACGTGCTGGAATACACGGTCTGGGGCGTCATGCCCCCGTCTCCTTGACACTTGGCTAAACGCATACGACTATGGCAGCAATCGATTACGGCGTAGCTCATTTTTACGGACTTTACGGTACGGTCACCTATGCGACCCTCCAGTCCGACTCGCTCTCCCAGAGTTTCAAGATCGACGTCGAAGTCATGGACGAAGAAGGGCGTGTCATCACCGACCGCCTGGACGACCTCTTTCAGGAAATCACCCTTGAGGGCGTCCTGAAGACCGGCGAGACCCCGGAAATCGGCACCCAGTTCACCTACCTCGGTATTCAATGGATTCTGAAGTCCCTTGAAGACAAGGGTACGAACAAGGACTTCCGCAAGGTCACCATTAAGGGCGTCAAGTACCAGCAGATCGCCTAATAGGGCGGCATCCAAGATGGATGCTCGATACCTACAGGCTACGACCGTCCTGCCCCGCCAAGATAAGGTGTGCGGCAGGACGCTTCGTCCTTTCTGCCTGCGGCACCGTGTCGCGCTGGAGGCCATCCAGTCTCCGTTCCTCGACCCTGAAAAGTACCAGTTCAACCCGGTGCAGGTCGTCATGGCGGCGCGGATTCTGTCTACCTACGACAAGCAGGAGATGGCCCGTCCCCTGTCATTTATCGAGAAACTCTACATCGCACGGATGGCGATCAGCAAGAAGTACTACTCGCGCTGCGTCGGCATCATTCTAGGCTGCATCAAGGTCTCCCTTTCCTACCCCAAGTTCTGGAAGAAGGAGGAAAAGGAGGGCGTGAAGAAGTACGAGGATATCCCTTTCCCGCTGTCGTGCGTTTCCAACCTCTGCCGTAACGGAGTCAGCCTGGAGGAAGCATGGACGATGCCGGAAGGCGAGGCCGTCTGGATGTCCGTCGCCAGCGCGATCTACAACGGTGCCAAACTCGACATCCTTTCCACGGAGCAGGAAAAAGATTTAGAGAATTTCGACGCCCGTATTGAAGCCTACAAAAAGGCGAACAACCTACCCTAACACCGATGGCCGACCTATCAGTAACAATTGGACTAGACCAGACCGAGCTGGAGAAGGGTCTTGCCAACGCCGGCAAGACCCTTGGAGAGCTATCTGGTTCTGCCGCAGCAGGTGAAAACCCGTTTTCTGATGCAGCAGGTCAATTAAGCAGCGCACAGGGTATTGGAAATTTAATTGCTGGACCGATGGGTGCTTTGGCAGGTGCTTTTGTTGATTCATTTGGCGGAATGATCGGCGATGTTATGGGTAAAATTAAAGAATTGGCAGACTATGCCCAAACGCTTCGTCGTATGTCCATCGCAACAGGGGTATCAATTTCAGAGCTGAACAGGATGGAGAGTTTTGGACAAGCCTTTGGAGTCAGCCTGGATACTATTGTAAGTTCCTTTACGGAATTTACTAGACGCATGGGTGAGGTTAGAATCAAAGGCGGTGAACTTACCAACGTATTAGCCAAGATGGGCGTCGGAATGGATGAGGTAGCCAACGGCACTTTCAACCATCAGAAGGCAATGAAGATGCTGGCCGACGCCTACGCCGCCGGAACGGACGAAGCCACGCTTCTTTACTACGGCACGAAGATGTTCGGTGATGCATTCAAGGATATGCTTCCTATCATCCAATCTGGATCAAAGGCCGTAGAGGATGCTTCTGATACTTACCTTAAACTTCGAGACGAAGCCGGAGAAGCATTGGGAAGATTTGGACAAGATTTGTACAAAGTATGGGAAATTTTAAGAAATGCTTTTGTTAATATTTTAGGAACATTTGTAGAAGAAATTGAAAATCTACAGTCTGACGTTAAAAATATTTTATCAAAAGGGTTTTTTAATCCGTTTGAATCTGACGAAGCAAAAGCAAAAAGAGTTTTGGAGAATACTCCAAAATACATGACTGATGAAGAGCGAATCAGATTTGTTCTTGAGCGTTATTACGACGAAGACGAGCGTGATGCTGCCCGCAAGGAACTTGAGAAGCAGCTCAAGGGCGGTGGCAAAATCTTGTCCCCATTTGGTATGTCCGAAGCCGGCGCGGCTTCCCAGATGCAGCAGATGGGCGGCGGCGACATCTTCGGAGCCGTGGCCTTCACACCGCTTGAACGGATCGCCACGGCGACCGAAGAAACCGCAACCAACACCAGGCCGAAGGACGCCCCGGCTCCTCGCACACCTGACGACCTTTCACGATAATGGGATCACTATCTACCATCAATTACGGCGACAGCCTTAATCCCCCTATCGCCCAGCCGGGGTGGCAGGTAGAAGCCGACGGCTTCGGGCTTCTCCAGGCCCAGATTAAATTCAAGTGGACCAATAGTGAGATGAACAATTTCACTACCGTGTTCGCCAAGGGTGTCACGCTCGGAAGCCTGGTGTCCAGCGCGCCGAGCAATTTCCAGAACATGAAAATCTGGAAGGCGAACATGGTCTACGAGAAGGCCAACGTCCTGACCGTCACGGCGGACTTCTGCGGCATCGACCCCAACGTCAACAGCGGCACGAAGACCATAACACAGGTGGTCATGTCCGGCTCTACGGCTTCGGAGCCTATCGAGCATCACCCTAACTTCCTCGTCGTCAACAGCCCCACCGGCCTGCCTCCGTTAGGCGGTGCGAATGCCGAGCCTTTGGCAGGATTCCCTCCTGCTAACGGTTGGGACCCAAGCACGGAAACAAACCCCAACCGCGCACTCTGGACGCCCAAGGTGGCCAATGCTGGTGCCACCCAAGGCCAGCAGTTCGTAGGCTTCCTGCCCAACCAAAGCATCGAAGAATATGAAAACGGGAACATCAACATCAAGGCCGGCATCAAGAACTATTACAAGCCGTCCAATACCCTGCGCTGCTTGTTCTACGTCAACAACGAGGCTACCGCCGTCGGTTATGCTTCCTACGTCGGTTGGAATACGAACGGAAACCTCTACCAGTTGCCCGATTCCTACAAGGGTCTTGCCACGGGCCAGTACGGCGGTGCCTTCATCTACACGGCACTTTATCTTTCCAAGATTAACCGAGGCTTCCTGATCACCAGTTGCTCCGTCGAGCAGTTCGGTGGCATCTGGAAGGTGACCGCCGACCTCATGCTCTCCGGCATCTCCGGCTGGGACAAGGACATCTATCCGCAGATTACCGGCTTCTGATGCGTTCCATCTCTGGATTCAACAGCGGTTCCCTAGACGGTTCGTTCGCAGCAGGACAGCCCGTCTCGGCCTCCGCGCTGAATAGGCTCGCCGGCTCGGTGGACAAGAACCGTCCGATGATGTCGAACGACATCCAGTTCCTTTCGGGAACGGGAGGCGTGGCCAGCTCAGTTCCGCAGCAACTATATGTCGCCCAGCCGAACCTGCTCCAGCAGTTTGAAATCGTAGTCCAGCCTTACCCAGTCGGAGAAGACACGACCAGTTTCTCCATCATCCGGGTGGTCAAGGGAGAGGTCGTCTGGTCGCCCAAGTTGGCACAGGGTTCAATCCTGCCTTCCAACTCCTGCACGACGCAGACGACCATTCAGAACTGGTACGCGCTGCCGACCTTTCCGATCATCGACGACGAGAATTCCATCTTCATCGGTGACGGTGGCATCCGTGTTCCCAACGTATCAATCGTCGATATCGGCATCTTCATCTTCAAGGCGACCCTTCTGGCCGTAGACCTAGACCCAATCATCGTCGCCCTGCCCGATTTTGTCCCGAGCTGCCCGGTCGTTCCTCCCTTTACTCCCCCCGTAGCAGGTGCGACATGGGAGGTGGTCAAGATTGGCAGCGCGACGTACATCGAGCCGAACCCATCGGCAGACCCGCCCGTATCTGGTGGATGGCAGATCACGCAGAACTTCATCGGGTCGATGACCCTGCCTGGTGACGGCGGCTCTGGCGGTTCGCCCAATGAACCGTTCCTCCCCCCGCAGCTCCCGTCCGTGGCTTTCAAGAAGCCAAGGCCGGCCCAGTTTGAGTGCCGCATCGATGTGGACTCCAGCGGCGATATGCTCCTCAAGATTGGCACCGGCACCGTGTCTTACACCCAGAGCAATATGCCTTGGATTCAGATTGGGGCCGCTTCCGAAAAATTCCAATACCAGTACACCAAGGTTCAGGTCGCACCTACCGGCTGGAGAAAAGAAGGCAGCAATGCCGACGAAGGATGGATGGAATCCGGCGGAGGATACAAGATCAGCGGAGAAGGCCAATGGTATCTTTGCGCGTCTTATTGGGATGTCTGGGGTACTGGCTTGCTTACCGTTCCTACGCCCGTTCAGGGCAGGAAGCCTTTCCTGTCATTGATTGACGCCTTCGGAACCAACGTAGAAAAACTTTTCAAAGAAACTGGACCCGGTCTGTATACCCAGACCATGAACATCCAGAAGATGGAAGGCTATGACGCCGCCAGCACCGAGGAGTTCGCCGACTGGATGCATTGCCATTCCACTTGGTTCAACCCGATGAAGTACGGGTATGACATTAAGATGATTGCGCGCATCGAGTCCAGGCCGGCGGACACGTCTGTCGCCCAAGTTTCCGTATCCCAGCTTGCCAGCACGGACAGGAACATGATCCAGAACATCTACTTCCCTGTCCTGCCCAAGGACGGTTTCGTGGTGTTCTCTTTCGACGGCGTGACTTCTGCTCCTTTCTATCCCGCGCCTTGGTCTGGTTACAACAACGCCAACGACCTGTTCAACGCCCTACAGTCCATCCCGGCCCTGCAAGGCAACATCACGGTCACCAAGACCAGCGAGCAGAATTTCTACGTCACCTTCATCAACGACCTCCAGGCGACGGACGTTTTCACCCTTGTCGCCAATAACGCCGGCCTTGAGTCTTGGCCCTACGAGTACATCATCGATCAGTACCACACGGGAAGCCTGACCCTAGATACCGAACCCAAGTTCAACGGTACCCAGATTATGAACAAGGAGGGGGTCACCAGCGCGGAAGACCCGTATACCATCCAGTCCACAAATGACCCCGCTTTCAACAAGGTCATCAACCGGGACGATATGCTGGCCTGTGATTCTCTTGAGGGTGATAATGACTTTACGGGTATGTTCCCCGTAGTGAACTCAACCACTCCTAACGCATGGACCGAGCGACTGGTCGCGCAGGAGTTCTATTTCAAGGCCGACGGTTGCCAGCAGGACGCCGACGACGACCATCCGTTCAAGGTCATCCATGTCAGCACGGAAGGCGGTCTTTCGACGTACCGTGTCGTTCCGGGTACGGTCAACAACGAGACGCCTGGGAACATCAACGACGAGATTACCGTCTCGACCGGCGAATACGAAGTCTGGATCAAGGTGCCGTTCGCCGGCGGAATCTTCCCCGCCGCCACCGGCTTTGTGTGGAACATGGGTACGCCCGTTCCGTCGGACACCGACTCGGAAGGCTACGTCCGCTTGGCCACGGTCGACGGCGACACCGTCACGCAATACGTCACCGGCTCGCTCTGGGGTGACCGAATCAAGCTCGGCACCCAGACTGCGACCTATTACTACGCCCGAGTCTGATGCCTGGGGCTGTCATGATCGGAGGGCCAACCTATACGTCTTACAGGACGTGGGCCAGCCTGCGCACGGTGTTCGGACAAGACCAAGCCGAGTTTGCATTCAACTCTGAATATCCAGTAATGGTAATTGGGTCTTACGACGCCTGTTTCAAGTCGGCTGCACCGGGAAGCGGATTGATTCGAGCGGATGTGAACAAGGTTCAAGAATCAAGCCAGTTCAATTTTTACGTCATGGCCGAGAACGGAAGGCTTAACCCAAGCCCGCCGCCACCTTTGATTTATGACTGGGTCGTCCGACTTGATTGGTGGGACTACATTAGTCCATCAAGGGGTTTTAGTCCTACGCTGGTTCCAATCGAAGTCCAAAACCAACTTTTAGGTCAGACCGTCACTACCTTCAACGGGGTGTCTTTCAATATCTCTTCAGCCCTCTTTACTGGTAGTCTGATTACAACCCAAGGCGGCAGGCAGATATTCCTCGTAGGATCGCCTGACGACCCCGGTCCTGTCGTCTCCGTCGGCAAGTTGACCCCAGTAACCTGACGATTTCAGGGGTATTGACATACGGCTAAACCCAAACGGCAAACCATGTCTTGCAACGTACCAGATATCAAGAAAGGCACGACCTTTAACGCCGTGGTCACTTATACCCCTGAAACGGGGTGGCCGGCCAACCTG